CAGATGTTGTGATTCCTGTGTTTAGAATCTCATAACGAACTGGAAGAGATGCAGTCGTCATATAAACACTATCAAGAGTGTTTGCGTGATTAAAAATATGTGCAGTATGAAACTTTCCGTTATCATTAATAAATCCAACTCTTACTGCACCAACACCCAACCACTCATATTCACTCACAAAAATTTGTGCTTTGGATATATCTAAACGAATTCCACTTGGATTGGATTCATTTGGTCCGCTTCCATCTAAAGTATCACGATTCCATTCAGATTGTGGAACAGTTACAGTAGTTCCAACTCCAGATATTGCAGTTCTTTTTATGATGTTAAGTTGAGAACCATTGAGTTCCAACATTACCCCATTTTCTGAGGATGCATATCCTGCTCTCTGAATCAGATTTTCTTTTGCGGGATTAAACACAAATGTCTGAAGAACTTGTAATGACTTGCCTGGTTGATATGAAAATACTCTTTTACTTTCACGAACCAAAGAGCATCCTGCAGTCGTTCCGATTCCTAATGTTGTGGTGCTTTCTGCAGTTATGATTCCTACTGTAGAACCTGCACCAAGAATCACATCATCAAAATCTCCATCCTGAGAGTATCTATGAGTAGAATCAAAAAGAGTATATGGATTTGATACTTTGACTCTACCAAATAGATCACCATTGAAACCTTGACCGACTGGATCAAATATTTCGCCATATCTATCCGATTGCATATACACTTCAAAGAGTGTACGCTCTTGATTCAAATAATCCTGATTATTCTTATTCCACTGAGCCATTAATCACTCCACGATAATCTTTCTGGTCTATATCTTTCTGCGGTTTTAACTTTTAAAGAATTTGATATAGATGGATAAATGTTATGAACAACCGCTCCAGGATATTCACCCTGAAGTTGCTCCGCAAGTTCATTCTTATTCATCATTTTACCTTCAACTTCCATACGATATAATCTTCCTTGCCAAACTACATCTGCAAGAAACGATTCATTTGCCACTTCTGGTTGAGAAGAACCTACATTTAGAGTTCCATTAAAGTCACCATTGATGGTGATGCTTTCTGAAATAAACTGTTGAAAGGATTTCATTTTAGTTACAGTTCCAACGACGTAGGGCTTTGTTGATTCTTGAATCTGGATCTCTTGCAGTTTTTGCGGAAGTAAGTTTAGATTTCATTCCTTTCATTCTACTACAAAAGTTTTTACGACGACCTGCTCTTTTACCTGTTGGATTCTTTTCAGTTACCGCAGTCTGAAGTTTTGATCCGGGATTTTCACGACGATAAGCATCGACTGCTTTTTGACTTAATCCATCAGTCTTATCTTGACGATTAACTTTTTGCCAGTCTTCCGATAAATTAATTTCTTCTCTCCAGTTTGAATATTCAACTAATTCATACTCTGTTTCATAAGAATTCATTTGAAGACCAGATTGTTTTAACTTTTCTTCTCTATTTTTCTTAATTTGTTGTGCTGCGTCATACGCTTTCTTAGCAAGGTAAGCACCACCAGCAGCGATTCCTAAAGCAGCACCAGCAGCTATTGGATTTTCATCGAGTTGTTCTAATTCTTCTCTCCAATTTGAATATCCTTCCTTTTTAACACAGTTAGGAACTACTTTATTACCTTTCTTCTTCATTCCTTGTTGTTCATATCCATCCCAACACGCTTCATCAACTTTGCCCTGACCACTGTCCACATAATCTGCTGCCGCATCAATATAATCTGCTGCCTTAGTAATTTTTGATTGGACCCACGCTTCAATATTACCCTCACCCTTCACTTTCTTTTTAAGTCTCTTTGCGGCAGAAATAATTGTTGAAAGTTCAGAACGAGCCATTGAATACTCATGATCATATGACTCTGGAAAATTACCAGGATGAACTGTAGCAATATTATATTTTAATTGATTTGGTGTTAATGTTGATGGAATTGAAAACATGTCCCAATATTTTGCTCCATATTTGCATTCATCACGGGTTTCGTCTTTTTGGCATTTTGGACAGTACCTAATCATTTGCATTTCCTCAGATTTTGTTCCCCAATTTGCAGCACCAACTTTACGACACTTGACCAGTGCTCCCGATGCATATGCACTTGGCCAGACATCATATCTAGACTTAACCTTATTGTAGCAAGCGTCTTTTTTACCGCTACCTTTTCCTGGTTTGTCTTTAACTTCTTGCAAATCCATTTCTTCTGTTCTTACGTTTGTTGGTTTGGCACCGCCAGTTTTTTCTGGTTGATTTGGATCTAAACGATTTTTTCTTCTTCTTGCTGATTCTTCTTCATCTTTTGAAAGTGATCTTTTCATTTTAGAACTACCACATTTCGGTGTAGAAGTTTGCCCTGGTTGGCGAGCACAGGGTTTACCTGCCCACTTACCACCAAGTTGAACCCAACCTTTTTTACCATCAGAAGATTTTGATTTATTAAACCAATCATGAAGACCTTCATCACCAGATGTAGTTTCTTCCTTTACATCCTTAAACTTTTTATGATGCTTTTTAGCATCTGCTTCCATTTTTTTCAAACGAGTATAATAATCTGGAATTTCATCTAGATGTTGAAGGGCAATATCAGTAGCAAGATCTTTATCTTTTGTATGTTCGTGCTCGATGGGAATTCCCATTTTAAGTTGATTCTTTATGAAAGAAACTTCAAGACGATGTTTCTTTGCAATCTGTTCAACCGACTTATGAGATTTTACTTCATGCATTTCATTAAAAGGTGATTTTGATTTTGTTGGTTCACCCTTTGCTCTTTTATTACGAGCAGCACAGTGAGCACGTTGAGAAAACCCTTTTGGGGAATCACAGTTTATTGATCTTTTATATTTGTCAGACCAACTCATTAAACTATATGTTTACTCTTTATTATTTAGAAAACCTTGTTTGAGTAATTTTGAAAGTTCAGATGTGGAACCAACAAACACTGCATTATTAGTAACATTATTAGTTGTTTTTACAGTATCTTCTTCCACTTCCTTTAATTTCTTTTGCAAATCGATAAGTTTATCTGTTACATCTCCAACACTCTTAATAAGTTGCCCAGCAACTTCATATGCTCTTGGACTGCCACCTTCTCCGGCAAGTTCCATAATTCCATTAATTGCTTCTTGCCCCTTTTCAATCAATGAATATAAATTTGCACGTGTGTATTCATAATCTTTTTTAATATCATCAGTCTTTAAAGGAGTGATATTTAAATCACCCTTGTCTTTTTCTACTTCTACAATGCTGCTCTCTATATTTAAAGAGGCATCTAAACCATCATAATTATTTTTCATAATTTATCAAATATCAGTTTGTCTTGTAGGACTAAATTCTTTTCCATCGAAGAACATTTCAATGGACTCATTAAATCCAAAATCATCATCGGGAGCAGCATCAATTGGATCTGGAGTTACAGTATATCTCATTTCTCTCTTAGCGGTCTGAGTATCTGTACCAGTATAATAATCAACTTGAACCTTGCGAATAAGACCATCACTGGTATCTGCAATTGGACCAAAGAGATAAGTTTTAGCGGTGAAATTAAAAGTATAGATTAATATTCTTCTTGTTGAAAAATCTCCTTCATAGTCATCAGTGAATGAGACATTATCAAGAACAACTGGAATATCTCTTTTTTCTCCTATAGAATCAATTAAATCAACAGTTAATGTGAATGCTGGTTGAAAATAAGGTAATATTTGCTCTACAACTTGCAATGCATCATCTTGAATCTTACTCATCAAATTTAATTGAAACCCAATATTGTATGGGACTGGAAGATAAACTTTTTTTAAATTATTTCCTTCTTGTGCTTTAAAAGTTTGAGTTACTCCAGATTTCCTTGTTGCATCATATTGAATTGATGTCATTTCAAACGACATTCGAGGTAGAGTCATTGCAATTGGTTTATTCAATTCTGATTGCTGTTCAATCCTAGCAAGAAACTTTTGCATAGGACCATAAGCCAATGGAACTTTTATTTGACTAATACTCTCTCCAGAAGAATCTTTATGTCGAATATTGATATCGTTAAACAGCGTACCAAAAGAAATAACTGTTCTTCTAATAATTTCGTGGTAATAGTAAGTCCCGAGCATTAAAATGTACCAAATGGATTTGACTCTGAAAAATCTATAATATTATCTGCTTCAGATTCAATTTGAAGATTTTCACTATATTTATCATATTCATCCCACTCTTCAAATGAAGACACTGCATATCTTGCTGAAGATGCTGCTCCAACAATAAGTTCTCCTGGGTAGAATCCTTCAATTGTTGCTCCAATGCTTACAATTGATACCTTAAGCACATTAGTATCTTTATCCCAAGACTTGAC